CGCGCATCAAGTACCTGGCAGACGGCACAGGTGCCGTCTGCAGCTGGTGGGAGCGCAGTCCTATTCGCTACCATTCGTACGGCTTCTACTACGTCTTTACCAGTGGCTACCTGTACAACTACGGCTACGCGCACAACGCGAATGGCGTGTGCCTCGGCTTCTGCTCCGGCGAAGCAAGCGACAGCGAAGCGTAACCGATCCAACACATCTCTGGCAGCCTTATGCTGCCAGAGAGAACGGATTGCATAACGAAAGGAGGATAAACCGATGTCAGTACCACCCGGAGATCGCGGGAAATCAAGTATGCAGTTTGTCGAGACGGCAGACCGCATAGAACAACGAACGATGGAACTCTGCAGAAAGTGGCCGAAAACCTACACCTTCATCATCACACAGAGAACCGTCGCACTTGCCTCGGCTATTTATGAACACGCGCAGTATGCAAACGCCATACTTCCGCAGACCGAAGAAGAGAGAACCCAGAGAATACTCGAACTCGAAAAGGCGATGGGCGCGAATTACGCCTTCGCCCGGAAGATAGAACGAGCCTACTCACTATTCCCTCTATGCGGTCAGAAAGACGGACGCAGCCAAAAGGAGGAGCAGGAAAAGAGCAACAGGATCCTGGAAGAATTCATGAACCTATGCCTCGAAGAAGAGGACGCCCTCAAGGGCAACCTGCACTACACCAGACACATGGAACTGCACCGCCCACGTAACAACAAGGAAAAGCCGGAGTAAAACCCCGGCAAAGCACAACAACGGTTTATCTCTACACGCACAGGTGCCGTCTGCAACTGGTGGGAGCGCAGTCCTAATCGCAACAATTCGAACAACTTCTACAACGTCAATACCAGTGGCAACCCGAACAACAACAACAACGCGAACAACGCGAATGGCGTGTGCCTCGGATCCTATAAGTGGGGAAACCCCTCGACCAGACAAAGTAGCGGCAGAGCCGTGAAATCCGTGTCATTTTATAGAAGGAGAGATGGACCGTCCGCAGGACGACTGCGGAGAATTCGCATAAGGCTGCTATAAGCCTGAACCCGATATGCGCGGGCGGACGCTTCTTGCATGGTCGAAAGGATGGACGTCGCCTCGATTTCATGCCCGGTCGCATTTCGCAGTCAGATAAACGTCCGATATTAGACTGCACGGGGTGCATTGATTTAGGAGGAACGACACATGACAAGCCAAGAACGACATGAGGCTCGCTACCAGCGCCGGAAAGCGGCGCGGGAAGCAAGAAGAAAGGAGCTGCTCGATGAAGCGTTAGATTTCAACAAGGTTTTCACATTTCCGCACCTTTACCACAGCGCACAGCTGTGCTTTAAGGGCGTGAGCTGGAAGGCAAGCGTCCAGGCGTACAAAGCCAGGTGCGGCATCAACGTAGCAAGGAGACTGCGGGATCTCCGGAACGGCGTATGCAAGCTGCGAAAATGCCCGGAATTCTACATAAGGGAACGAGGGCACCTGCGAAGGATAAACAGCATCCACATCGACGACCGAGTACCGCAGAAATGCAACAGCTACTACAGCCTCAAACCGGTGCTTCACCGGACGCTGGTGTACGACAACTACGCCAGCCAGGAAGGCAAAGGCACCACCAAAGCAAGAGACCGCGTCAAGTGTATGCTGGAGCGCCACATCAGGAAGTACGGAATGACCGGAGGCATGATCGTCTTCGATATCCGCCACTTCTTCGACAGCATCCAGCACTCACTCGTGCGCCAGGTTATGGATAAGCACTACGACGACAAGTGGATCATCGGTCTGAACATGAAAATCGTCCGCCACAACAGGACGGACGTGGGACTGGTTCTCGGAAGCGAAAACTCGCAAGACTTCGCGATCACCACACCGAGCAGCCTCGACCACTTCATCCGCGAGGTTTTACGACCGGACAGCAGCGGACGATACATGGACGACGGAATAATCATCCACCACGACTACGAATACCTGAAGGGCGTCCTGGAGGAAATAAAAGCCTTCGCCGCGCGGCTCGGTTTCACCCTTAACGAAAAGAAAAGCCGCCTCCTGCACTTCGGAGAACAATTCACGTTCCTGAAGCGCAAGTACGACTTCACAGAGACCGGGCACATCATCATACGCCCCGCCAGGGAAAGCGTCGTCAGAGAGCGTAGAAAACTGAAAAAGCTGGCAAGGAAGCACGACGAAGGAAAGATACCGTTCAAGACCTGCAGCGAATCGGTGCAGGCTTGGAAAGCCAGCATAGACGGTACAAAGTGCTTCAAAATCACCCAGAGCATCGACACTTTATTCAACCAGCTGCTCATACCGTGGCTGGTTAGAGAGGAGGCATACACGCCATGTACTACAAAATCGTATCAGGTGGACAGATCGTCGACGTTTGCGACGGCTTGAACTTCGTCCGCTGGCAAAAGAAGAACTCGCTCTTTTTAGCCTGCAGCAACGAGGCGGAAGCCGGCGGAATCATATCCTCGGACGGCTCCACAATTTATCTGCTCGAAGGCGCAGAACAGGTGAACGACCTGGCGTACGCCCACTATGCAGAAATCGACGAGGATACCTACAACTCGCTCCGTGAACAGCTGATCGAGAACGGCATACTGGAGGATCCGAAAGTGGAACCGCCCAGCACGGAGGAAGAAAACACAGGAACCCACGAACCGGTCGCAAAGAGCGAGGAGCGACAGCTCATCGAAAACCTGCAGGCGCAGGTCGATATGCTGACCGAGTGCATCCTGGAAATGTCGGAGCACGTCTATGCTTAGGCGTTTAATATTCCGAATTTTATACGGAAAGGAGGGCGAAGCAATGATGGCAATGTTATGGGCACAGCAGATCATGCTGGGTAAGAAGACATTCGCGCAGGTTCCCCGCTTGCTGAAGGACCAGGTCAAAGAGCTCCTGGTTGATAGCGGTATGGGCGAACTGGCAGCCGAGTAAAAAACCACCACGAAAGGAGCACATGAGGCAATGAACCCACTCGAACTCATCGACCGCCTCTGTGCGGTCACGGAAGCACAGTCCCGCATCATCCGCGAGCAGGCGCTCTTCATTGAGCAAATGAAAACCGTGGACGCGGAGACGAAAAAACAATTTGCAGATAAGCGTGTACCCGTTGACACGGAGCTTAACCTTCTCGAAGTCGGGCTCCGTCCGTACCACAACACCGGCTGCAGGAAAGGAGACGACCATGCTTGAATTATCCGTCGGAGAATTGATAGCGATCGTCGCCGCAGCCTTCGGTCTTCCGACTGCCTTCACCGGCTTCTGTGTATGGCAGCTGAAGCGCAAGATCGAGAAGCGGGAAAAGCGAGAAGAAGAACGCGAGGTAGCTCGCGAGCAAAACGAGCTCTTCCTGATTAAAGGCACCAGCGCCGCGATCGCTCTCGGTGAGGCAACAGCCAGAGCCGTGCAGCGGATCCCCGACGCCCACTGCAACGGCGATATGCACGCTGCCCTGGAGTACGCCACCAAAGTAAAGCATGAGCAGAAGGACTTCCTGGCAAAGCAGGGCGTCCATGCTCTCTACGAGTAAAGGAGGCGCGCTTCATGGCAAGAAAGAAGCGCAGCAAGCTGACGCTCTGGCTCCGCCGTAAAAAGCGAGCCAGGGCGAAAGCGAAGGCTGCAAAACAACCGAAACACATCAGAACGATGGACGTCATTCTGGTGATCGTCGCGGTGGCGCTCCTGGCGTTCACCATCGAGATGATCGCTCTCTTCAAAGAGACCGGAATGATACCCGACACCCTGGTCACCTGCGTATTTGCCGCCCTGGGCGGCGAGTGCGGCATGATGGCATGGATCAAGACCGCGAAGGAACGCAACAAAGAGCGCAAGTGGGAACTCGAAGACCGAGACCACATGGAGAAGCGCGAGGACGCGGCAAACGAAACGGAGGAATAAACAATGGCACTCAAAGGCACCACAACCGAAGAGAAAATCTGGAATTTTCTCAAAGACAACGGTCTGAACGACTTCGGCGCCGCCGGCTTAATGGGTAACCTTTACGCAGAATCGGCGCTCCGACCGACGAACCTTCAGAACACCTACGAGAAGAAGCTCGGCATGACAGACGCCGAGTACACCGCAGCCGTGGACAACGGAACGTACTGCAACTTTGTGAAGGACTGCGCCGGCTACGGCTTGGCACAATGGACATACTGGTCGCGCAAGCAGAATCTGCTTGACTTCGCAAAGAGCGCGGGCAAGTCCATCGGCGACCTGGAGATGCAGCTCTCCTTCTTAATCAAAGAGCTGAAAAGCGGATACGCATCCGTCCTCCAGACCCTGAAGACTGCAACCAGCGTCCTCGTGGCGTCGAATGCAGTCCTGCTCAAGTACGAACGTCCGGCAAACCAGGGCACCAGCGTCCAGAACGCCAGAGCCTCCTACGGACAGAAATACTACGACAAATACGCGAAACCCGCAAAGAAGGAGGAAACCCCTATGTCAACCAAAATCACCACCGGCGCCCAGCTCGCCGCCAAAGCGAAGGACGTGGCGCTGAACTACAAGACACTCTACGTCATGGGATGCTTCGGAGCACCGATGAACGCGACCAACAAGAAGCGCTACTGCTCGAACCACACCTACAACAAAGCAGCTGCTCGCCAGGCAATGATCAACGCGGCCAGCGCCGACACCTTCGGCTTCGACTGCGTCTGCCTTATCAAGGGACTGCTCTGGGGATGGTGCGGCGACAAGAACAAGGTGTACGGTGGCGCAGGATACGCGGTCAACGGCGTGCCTGACATCGGCGCCGACAGCATGATCGGCGTCTGCAAGGACGTGAGCACCGACTTCTCCAAAATCGAGGTCGGCGAAGCGGTATGGTGCAAGGGACACATCGGCATCTACATCGGCGGCGGTCTCGCCGTTGAATGCACACCGGCGTGGAAAAACTGCGTACAGATTACCGCTTGCAACTGCACCAAAAGCGGCTACAGCCGCCGCAACTGGACGAAGCACGGCAAGCTGCCGTATGTTTCCTACACCGGCGCCAGCGAAAGTGTGAACGCCGGAGCCTCCACGACAACCACCACGAAGCCGAGCACCAGCACCGGTACCGGCAGCGAGACGGTCTACGTCGTGAAGAAAGGCGACACGCTCTCTGCGATCGCCAGAAAGTACGGCACTACATACCAGAAGCTCGCCCAGTACAACGGCATCGCAAACCCGAACATCATCAGCATCGGGCAGAAGATCAGGATCCCCGGCAAAGCCACCCAGGCGGCCGCGTGGACTCCGAAGGTCGGCGACACCGTTATTTATAACGGCAACAAGCACTACACCAGCGCAAACAGCACCGCAGCGAAGAGCTGCAAGGGCGGCAAGGCGAAGATCACCCAGATCTACCAGCTGGGCAAATCGAAGCACCCCTACCACCTTGTGAGAGTCTCCGGATCCGGCGCCACGGTTTATGGCTGGGTAGATGCCGGAACCTTCACGAAGGCGTAAGCATGGGCGCCCTTCTGAACCTCCTCCTGCTCATTGCAATGCTGGCGATCGCCGTTGTGTGGATCGTCAGCCTCTGCAGGTGGGACGGAGAGAAAAACTGCAACCCAAACGAATGCGAGACGTGTCCCTTCCCATGCGAGGGGCACTCCGCTAAATCTAATAATCGAAAGGAAACCACACCATGAAAGAATTCATTCTCGTACTGCTCCAGGCAGTAATCATCGCGGCCGTTCCGGTCATCACTTCGTACCTCTGCAGCTTCCTCAAGCAGAAGAGCAACCAGGCAGCCGCAAAAACCAACAACGAGCTCGCCGCTTCTTATATCAAGGAAGCAGCCGACGCGGTCACAACGGCGGTAACGTTCACCAGCCAGACCTACGTGGACAACCTGAAGAACAGCGGAGCCTTCTCGACAGAGAACCAGAAGGAAGCATTCAACAAGGCGATGAGCAAGGCTATGGAAATTATGAGCGCCGAGGCGAAGAACTACCTCGCCAAAGCATACGGAGACTTGACGAACTACCTCGCAACCAAGATCGAGGCGGAGGTCAGGGACCAGAAAAACACAGCCATCCTCACCGGCGAACTCATCACGGAATAAAAATTCTCGGAAATTGAGAAAAAGTTATTGACAAATCGGTAACCCCGTGATATACTGGCGGAGGGGAGGGGGTCTAAGGGGGAGTGAGCCTCCGCCCCTCCCGTCCCTCTAATTTGTTGAAAAGTGCCAGAAATACGCACATCTTCTTTGTGTAGTATTTTTGGCATTTTTCTCTTGACAATAAACCAATGGCGGTTTATAATGTTCTCGTAAACCGAGAGAGGAAGAGCCTCCGAGGATAAAACAGAATGCGACAGTGCAAGTCGGGCGGAAGCGGTCAGAGAACCGGGAAAGCCGGCGGACGGTAACGGCTGCGAAAGGTAACCTCGGCGCCTTCCCCTCCGGGATACACCAAAACAACAAACACGGAGGAACCAAGATGAAATTCGAGAAAAAGAGCTACAGCGAAACCTGCTACGAATATCGCGGCGCTTACATTTACAAAATCACCCGCCTCGACTACTGCGCATACGCGGACGGAAAAATGGTGGTTCACGAAAAGACCCTCAAGGCAGCAAAAGCAAAAATCGACGAACTTCTGAAGGAGGAAGCATAATGAAAAAATATAAAGCAACCTACTGGAGAGAAAACCCGCAGCTTCCGAATGGCGGCTACGAAACAACCAGGACCATCGAGGCGAAGACCCAGGCGGCAGCAAAAAAGAAAGCCGAACAGCTGACGGTTTCATACGGCAGCCTTCGACTGATTGATATTGAGGAGGAAAACTAAATGAGAAACACCATCAAGGCAAAGACCGGCTACAGAATCAGATACGCGCAGAGAACCCTCGAAGCGATCGGAAGTCCCAACACCATAAAGTACGCAATTCTATACGATGGCGAAGAAAAAGTAATGATCGCTGAACTGAAAAGCCACACCGAATACCTGGCCGAAAAAGAAGACAACGAGTGCTTCAACCTTTGCGAAGTGTTCACCACCGAGAAAGGAAACCAATTCATATACTGGAGAGACGAAGAGCTCGACCAGGACTACATCACCAAAATACCCACCGGGACACAGGAGGAAACAAAATGAGCTACATGACACTAAAAGGATTACGCACCCGCCGCAACCTGTGGCAATGCGACGTTTCGCTTTACAAAGAAAGATCGGAGGCAGAAGCGGACGGTTTCAACCTCATATACGAAGACGAAGAGGGCGCAGTTTACGGAATCAGAAAAAACGAATACTGCTGGGAAAAGCTCGCATTCGTCCCCTACCCGGAATACTACTCAAAATATGAAGGGAGGGCGATCGGATGAAGCAACCCACCCCGTGCGCTACTTGCCAACACCTGGGAGATGCCCAATTCCCCTCCGTCCGCTATTACGTCGGCGGCGAGCTGAAGTCAGAACTGATAGGCTTCAGCGACCGACCGAACGGAGAGCCGGTGGAATTCCCGGCCAGACATTGCAATCACGAAAAACGCAAAGGCAAGGTGAGCGTTTACGAAGCATCAGACCACCCCTGCCAATGCATCTACTACGAAGAAAGGAAATGGGTGCGACCAGGCACCTGCGGAGAATGCCAACTCCACACGTCATACACTAACGGCCAGATCGCCTGCAGCGGACACCCGTTCACCGGAAAGCACGAAAGAGACGAACCTGCCTGTCCAAACGGCAAGGTCGAAATAAACGCCCAATTAACATTATTTTGAGGAGGAGCAAATATGGAATTCAGAGACAAGAACGGAACGCTCATCGAAGCCGGAGCGTTCATCAGACACGACAACGGCGACATCGAGGAGGTATTCTCCACCACGACGGCGTCCGGAGACGAAAGCCTCGGCATCATGGCGACGAACCCTGCATACCTGAAGAACCACCCAGACTGCGAGATCGAATACTACGACCTCTCAAACTTCAACCTGAAGGAATGGGAAATCGTCCAGGAGGTGCAGCCATGAAGCAGATGATCCTGACGCTCCCACTCAAAGAGGGAGAACCGATCCCGGCGTCAATCCTGGTAGCAGCCAGCCGAATCGCCGGAGCTGTAGCTGACACCGTGAGCAGCGTCGAGATCCACGGCGAAGACGGCCGCAC